GACAAATCAGAGATCTGGAATCTGAAATTCAAAGAATTACCGAACAATCTAAAAACAGAAATACTGAACATGAGAAACTAAAAGAGTTTAAAGAGAATCTTCAAAAGACTTTCGAGAACTTAGCTGATAAAAAAACAGAAATAACATACTATGATTTTGCTTATTCCTTACTAAGGGATGATGGTGTAAAGACTAAGATAATCAAAAAATATCTTCCTTTTATCAATAAGCAAATAAATAGATATCTACAAATGATGGACTTCTATATCAACTTTACACTTGATGAGGAGTTCAAAGAAACTGTGCAATCTCCTATTCATGAGGATTTTTCTTACGCATCCTTTAGTGAAGGAGAGAAAATGAGAATCGATCTAGCACTACTCTTTACTTGGAGAGAAGTTGCTAGAGTTAAAAACTCTGTCAATACAAATCTATTAGTTATGGATGAAGTATTTGATAGTTCTTTGGATGGTTTTGGAACAGATGAGTTTCTTAAAATTATTCGTTATATAATTAAAGATGCTAACATTTTTGTAATATCTCATAAAACAGACTTGTTAGATAAGTTTGAAAGCGTTATAAAGTTTGATAAGGTCAAAGGATTTTCACGTAAGATAGACAATTAAAAAAGTGTCACACTAACCGTCCCTTGAGGCGGTTTTGTTGTTATCATGAATATATCAGATAAAAACACACATGACAGTTCAACACGAAATCAAATCTCAACTAGCAAAATTACTCGCTACAGAAGATCTTATTGTAGAGCACAAGAAAGTAGAGACAGCATACTTTAATGTTGCAACTCGTGTTTTAACACTTCCTTTATGGGACAAAGCTAGTAATATGGTTTATGACATGCTTGTTGGACATGAAGTAGGACATGCACTTTACACACCTGATGAGGAGTGGTGGAAGAAGTACGAAGTTCCACCAAGTTTTGTTAACATCATTGAAGATGTTCGCATTGAGAAGTTAATGAAGCGTAGATATGCAGGTCTTTCAAAGTGTTTTTACTATGGATATCAAGAGTTGAGCGATGAAAATTTCTTCAGTGTTGATCAAACTACTATTGGAGATATGGGTTTTGCTGATAGAATCAATCTACACTTCAAGATTGGTAATTTTATTGATGTTCCTTTCTTGAATGATAAAGAAGATGAAATCGTTAATCTAATAGATTCTTGCGAGACTTTTAATGAAGTATTAGAAGCATCATATGTTTTACATCAGTACTGTAAAGATCTCCAAGATCAAAAGGAAAAGGAGGAGTTAGAACTAAAAACAGATAATAATAATCTTGGTTTTGATTTACCATCTAACGGAAAAGGAGAGACAAAAGATGGTAATGATGATGAGACTAAAGCAGAAAGTAATGATGATAATGGAAACGGACAAGGAGGAGAATTAGAAGATGCCAAGGATGATTGGTATGATGAAAATGGCAACATGACAGAACCTTCAGATGTAGATCATGATTTTGATCAGAAAGATATGGATGATGCCTTCTCAGGTTTAGATGGTTCTGATACTCATTCTGAGTTAAACATAGACACTGCTGAAGCATTTGAAAGGGCACTTAAAACATTATCAAATCTAGAATCTGGGAGAGAAAGTGTTTATATAGAAATACCAGAGTTAGATCATACTAAATTGGTTGTTCCAAATAACTTTATTCATGAAGAAATTAATTTGGATTGGCAAAATCAACTAGCGGAAGAAAGAGAAAGAGCACTTAAGAATCCTGATTCTTCTTACAACAAAGTACCTCTATATGAACTTACAGATAGAGAGTATAACACTTTCAAGAGAACTGCTACAAAAGAAGTTAATTATCTTGTAAAAGAGTTTGAGTGCAAGAAAGCAGCTTCTGCATACGCTCGTGCTACAGTAAGTCGTACTGGAGTTCTTAATACAAGTAAGTTACATACTTTTAACTTTAATGAAGATCTATTCAAAAAGATTACAACTATTCCAGAAGGTAAGAATCATGGTTTAATCTTTCTTCTAGATTGGTCTGGTTCAATGTCTAATGTTATGATGGATACAGTAAAGCAGTTATTCAACTTAGTATGGTTCTGCAAAAAAGTTAATATTCCTTTTGATGTATATGCTTTTAGTAATTCATATCCTATAACAAGATATAGAGAAACTGTATTAGGACAAGAAATATCTGATAGTTATATTAGAACAGATGCAAAGGTATATGAAAAGAAAGATGGTGTATTTAATGTAGATGATCAATTTGCTTTACTAAATTTACTTACTAGTAAAGTAAAAGGTAAAGAACTAGATACACAGTTAAGAAATATATTCCGTATCGCTTCTACTTTTAGTTACAGATGGAGATCTGGTGCAGGTGTAGATAGATACTATCCAAGTTTTAGAACACCACATTCATACAATCTATCAGGAACACCTTTGAATGAAGCATTACTTGCTTTCAATAGTATTATTCCTGAGTTTGTTAAAAAGAATGGTGTAGAAAAAACTCAAGTTGTTATTCTTACTGATGGCGAAGCACATCCACTTTCATATCATAAAGAAGTTAATAGAGATTGGGAAGAGGAAGCATACTTAGGTACAAGAAGTGTACATGATAATTGCCATGTAAGAGATCGTAAAACAGGATATACTTTCCCAATATCAACAGATTACAAATCATTTACTGAAGTATTATTGAAGCACTTAAGAAAAAGATTTCCTCATACTAACTTTATTGGTATTCGTATCGTTGAAAGTAGAGAGCATGGTTACTTTATTCGTAAATATGCAGGTGCCTATGGGGATGCGTTTGATAAGGCAACTAAACAATGGAAGAAGACTAAGACCTGCAGTATCTCAGATGTAGGTTATCACAAGTACTTTGCAATAGCTTCTAGTGCTATGGGTAATGAAACTGAGTTTGAAGTAGAAGACGATGCAACTAAAGCACAGATTAGAAGAGCATTTAGTAAGTCTTTAACTGGTAAAAAAATGAACAAAAAGATACTAGGAGAATTCATAGAACTTGTTGCTTGAATAAATATTCTTGAAATATTACGTTAGAACTATGGGTCATCTTCGAGATTTAATAAAAGCGAATGGTAATCAAACTCCAGAGGTGAAAGCACCTGCACCTGTTGATACAGCACCTGCATCTGTAGAACCAGATGAAGAAGTTAATTTTAACACTATGTCTAAGGTAGAGTTAGAGGAGTATGGTCGTACCATAGGTATCGAACTAGATAGAAGACTTAACAGGAAAAAATTGATCGAACAGTTAGAGGACAAATTAGCAGAAATATAACAACCAGTTAAAAAAGTGTCACACACCTCCTACACAGGAGGTGTTTTTTTGTGTATTATAATAATAGTTACATACATACATCATGACCGTCGCTAAAGACTTCAAAAAGCAATTCCAACTTAAAATGACTCAAGATCAAGCAATTGATGGACTCAGAAATGCATACGGAAACGAACTAACTGCAGGGGATATCAAAGCATTCTGTGCAATGAATGATATTGGATATGCAACAGTTTGCAAAAAGATAAAGCAATTCAAAGTATCTAAGGGTAGATGGAATCTTGAAGTTACACCGAAGGCAGTTGAAAAGATTGAAAATTCATTTGCAGCACCTGCAGTTGTTCCTGATTCAGAAAGGAATTTAGTTCCAGAAGGAGACAATACATTTGTTAAATTTGGTGCTTTCCCAGACATCAAAAAGATTATACAATCTAAACAATTCTATCCTACATTCATTACAGGATTATCTGGTAATGGTAAAACCTTTGGTGTAGAGCAAGCATGCTCTCAACTAAACAGAGAATTGATTCGTGTAAATATTACAATCGAAACAGATGAGGATGATCTAATCGGTGGTTTCCGTCTTGTTAATGGTGCTACAGTATGGCATAACGGTCCTGTAATTGAAGCACTTGAAAGAGGTGCAATCTTATTATTAGATGAAATAGATCTCGCTTCAAACAAGATTCTCTGCCTTCAGAGTATTCTTGAGGGATCTGGATTATTCCTTAAAAAGATTGGAAAATTCATTACACCTAAAGCAGGATTCAATATTATTGCAACTGCTAATACAAAAGGTAAGGGTTCCGACGATGGAAGATTTATTGGGACTAATGTTCTCAACGAAGCATTCCTTGAAAGATTCCCTGTAACTTTTGAGCAAGAGTATCCAACACCTGTTAATGAGGTTAAGATACTTAATAACGTAGCTAGTTCTTTGGGGATCAAAGAAAACGAATTTACACAACGTCTTGTTGATTGGGCAGACATCATTCGTAAAACATTTTATGATGGTGGTGTAGAAGAGATTATTAGTACTCGTCGTTTGGTTCATATCATTCGTGCTTATGCTATCTTTGGTAAAAAAGATAAAGCAATACAAGTATGTGTAAATCGTTTTGATGAGGAAACAAAGCAGTCTTTCTTAGAATTATATGATAAGGTAGATGCAGATGTTGATTTTAATTCAGAAGAAGGAGGTTCTAACTAATGACAAAGTTAACACACAATACAAAAACAAGTTTGCATGAGGAGTCGAAAGACTTCTTAGCAACCATCAAGGAGTTTTATCCTAATATTGATCAAGATACATTAGATCGCGTAGCAAAATACTGCGTGGTGTATTCTAAAGGTAAGGATAAAAAAAGTATACGTGAAGCAATCAATGATTGGGAACAAGTATTTGATAATGAATTAACTCCATGAATATTTGGAAAAAATACAAAGATATCCTACATGAAACATTCCCACTCCACAATGGAGTGGATAGTGTTTGGGCAGAATGGGAAAGTAAAGATACTTGGTTAACTGCCAAGACTTATACCACAGAGTACTTTATCAAATCAAGAGAGGTAGAAATCTGGAATGAAAAAACTTGTATTTACAACAACATCATCTATCCTAAAACAGGCAGTAATCTTCCCTGTTTTGGTATGGATCTTATGGGATTTAATGAGAATCGGGTCATAATTGTCTTTGATTATCAACATCCTGTAGAAAACTATTCATTCTCTGTAGAGGGATTGCCTGTATATGAAGGAGACTATAGATTTTTTGAAATAGGCAACCACTTTTCAAAGAACATATACATTGCTAAATGCAATATGTCTGAAGTAGATCAACACGTTGATATGTTTAGTCGTTACTTGACAAAGTATAAGGATATGATAGAATTAGAGAAACCATCTGGTGAAGATACCAGTGTTTACAAAGATTTTGATGCATATATGACTAAACTTGATCCAGTATCAGGTTATCTGAAAGGAAAATTTGGTTCTAAAAAAGCAGAAAGTCTTGTTAATGATTTCTTATTTTGCTATGGTTAATGCATGGAGTCTTGCAGGCTCAATTTTAAATGGAACATTTGAAGAGGATTACCCTATGAAAGAAACAAAAATCACTCCATTAGAAAGTGATGAATATGATATTATTCATAATAAGGAATTTCCAGATCCAGAGTGGAAAGTTGAAAAAGCATATAATGATTATTATTTTTCGGATGAAGATGATGGACTTGATTATGACATAGACACAATGGCACCTATAGATGACATGTATATGCATCATTTCACAAACGCATATTCATCTTACAACGATGGATGGACTCAAGAATTTCATAGAAAAGAATTAGAAAAAATGGATTACGAACCACAAAGAAATCATCAATACAAATAT